CTGGTGCAAATTATTTAAAGCTCATAGAGCTAGGACTTGATCCCAAACAAGCTGCTCTCAGAACAGCCGCGACATCAGCAGCAGGACTAACGGGCTACACAGTTCCGGGTTTTGCAGCTAATGTAGTACCTTATCTGTTACAAAAAGGTGCTGACACAAAAGCTGAACTAGAAAAAACAGATAGAGGACTTGCAAACATGGGTATAGATCCACTTTACGGAAAAAGTGCTAACTCCCGAGTACTTGATGCAGCATCTAAATTTGCATCATTGCTCAGTCCCGTAGGAATAGCACAGAGAGTGGCCGATGCAAATAATCCACAATTATCTGGAAGCCCTAAACTCAGTCTTGATGAAGAAACTAGACAAAAACAGATTCAAGAATATTTACGTCAGAAAAACGCTAGGCAATAAAAAACCCCCTCCGAAGAGGGGGCATTATTTGATCTAAAAAGATCAAGCAGGAACGGTAGAGGTGTAAACGTTTGACTCCACCAAACCAGCAGGTTGGAGGGCCAGATCGTCACGACCGGGAGCGTCGTCAGCCAGAACCCAGCAGACTTCGCAAACAGCCAGAGCCTTGTTCTTGCCACTGAGCCTGCCGTTAGCAGCCCGAGGATCGAACACACCGGAGGCTTGAGCCAGACCGGAAGCTGCGGCACCACCAAGGTTGGTAACGGCAAACAGCTTATACTGAGTTTCGGTACCAGTCCGATACAGAGTAGAACTGTTCCACACGTTATTGGTGCTGAAGGAGCCGTTAGCAATACGGCTGTTGCTACCAGCAAGGGTAACAAAGAAACCAGAAGCAGAAGGCGTGGTATTAAGACCAACACCCACAGCGGGGCCAAGGCCCAGAGTGGGAGTAGTAGTACCGCCACCAACACCGCTGCTGATCACGTCGCCGCCGTCAACACGAACGGATAGACGATACACATAAGCACCAGAAGGTACCTTAACACCGTCAGTAATGTCGGCACGAACATCCTTGTAAGCATCCGGAGAAGGGATGATCACAGCGGCATTGGTGAACGCGACGTTAGCACCATTCAGACCCGAGCTATAAGCCTGGGTGTAATAGTCGATTTGATTGGTACCCAAAGCTTGGAACGACAGATCGACGTAGCCAATAGCTTGTTGGGCAATCCAGCCAGGTTGAAACACCACGCCAACAGGACCGCCAATGGGCTGGTTGCTGTAGGTGGTTTCGGTATCGTTCTGGTTACGGAACTGGAAAGACTTTTCGTCGTGCCAGTAACGAAGAACGTTGGTGTAGTTCCCAGGATAGATTTTGGAAACTTGAATCTGATTAGCGTTAGTAGTCATGGTTAATTACCTCCTCAAACGTTGAATGAGTAGGCAACAGACACGAAGTCAGCGTTCAGAAGTTCAAAACCTGCGTACAGGCTCCAAATCATCATGATGAAACGGCTGAAATCGTCGTTGTTGTTGAGCAACACTTGGGCATTATTGCCACCGATGCCAACACCAACAGCCTGAGGACCGAAGAACATACCGATTGCACTGTCGTAAGTAGACGCAGTACCACCGATAGTTGCCGCAGCAGTTTGAGAAGGCATGTTGGTGGATTCAAAGAATCGCACACCTTCAAAAACGAAACCAGTAGGCATGATGGGTTCGCCAGCCACGAAAGTAGCTTGGCCGAAACCTTGACCCATGTAGATAGCAGCATTAGGCTGCATAGCTGACATGAGGGGATTGATCTGACCGTTGCCGGGGTAGCGAGCCACCTCACGGAAGTCAGAGTTCTGACGCAGGTGCATCAGGAAGGTAGGATCGCAAACGCAGCGGTAGAACCCATCTTGGTAGGTGGGGGTATTACGCTTACGCAGGGACTTGACCACCCGAAGAAGGTCATCCTTAACGTCAAACTTGGCTTGCTCAGAGTTGGTGTAGGTCAAAGAACCAACAGCCAAATCGCCAGGGTAGTAGTAACCACCTTGGGTATCTGAAGACTTGCCCTTAGAAACAGCTTTCAGGAGTTCGTTGATGAACACCCGATCGCGCCACCGGCGATAGTCATCCAAAAGGGTGAGGCTACCAATGGATTGGTGGAACGCAGTAAGGTTACCGGTATCGAGCAGCAAACGCTGAGCGGTAATCAGTGTCTCACGTGCGATCTTGAAAGTGCTAGCCTGTGTAGGATCGTTAGGATCTGCAGGACCTGTATACTCACGAAGAGTTACAAGTACCTTATCCTTAACGATGTTACGGCTGCTAGCAGTACCGATGGTTTGCTCTGCAGTACGTTCACGTGACTCCTTACTTCCTGGGTTTCCCCAGAACCTGTAACGATCAAGTTGCACGGTTTGCCCTGGTTGTTTTGAGAAATCATGAACAACCACAGGTTCCGCAGCCATCTCTACAACGTAAGCCGGGTGCTCTACTACTACAGTTTTCACTGCCGCTAATCTAACGCACAGCCTCTCTGACGTTGTACGTATTTAGCGTTTGTAGTCTGGATGATGAGTGGATGAAATTTTTTACGAGCAAAAACTAAATCAGGTACCCAAGGTTTAATGAGCGTCCAAAGTTTTTGCGTTTCCGTTGTCCCAAAATACACATCTATAAGACCATCAGATTTACCGGATCTCTTTTTTTGAAGAGTCGTGGTTAAATCAAAGTTAGTCTTAAGCGCCTGTTGAAAAAGAACAAGTTCCTCTTCGGGATAAGCGTTTAAGTGAATGCGTACCGTAGGTTTTCGGTAGTACGTATTGCCGGTTTTATAGTCTTTTGTGAGTCCGCCCCTACAAGAACCTTGGTCAAGAATTAAGACCGCAAGTCCCAAAGGATGGTCAAAATGACGAATACGTTTTGTTATGTGTTTTTTGCCGTCTTTAGCATAAAACCAATTACGGTAAATACGAAGACGACCTTTGTTTGAACACAACGCAAAACGGTACATAAAACCGTTTGCACAAGTAGAGTCTTTAGACTCTAAAACTTGGCAAGACGCACCAAGGTATCTTCGGATAAAACTTGCTTTCCACTCAACATAATTTTGTTCGGTATTACTCCACTGCCATTGATAAGTTGGCGAAGCGTAGCAATCTCCTAACAAAGTTCCGATGAGAAAAGAACGCACTTCATCTCTAGTTACCTTTGTCATCCAATCACTCCCTGTATCTTCTCCGGCATGATTCTACATGCTACGGAGCCCGCCGTACAGGCTCTACACCTTCCCATAAAGGGCTTGGCTCGGTATTCCCATCCTCAAGGGTTCACCGAATTTGACGGGTATTGCCCCACAGCTTTCACCGTGGGCGCCCCACACAACGATCTGTCTGTTAGAGGGTTAGACAGATGTTTTTAAGGCCGGTAGAGTTCTGCGCCGAGCAACTTCGGAAAATCATTGTCGCAGTTGTGTTATCCTAGAGGCTCTTTATCCCCTAGTTCTGCATCTTTACCATTGATGCAGCTCGGACTATATCATCACCCTCATAGGTAGGGTGTCGGGCGCTCGTGGATTCTCATAATCCGTTCTGGATCGTACAATCTAGTCTCTGAACCTTCCGCACGTTCCCATGCGGCTTGGCTGCTGATTCCCTCAACTTAGGCGCACACCCTAAGCTGTAAATTCTTCCGACATAAGTCGGCTCTAATTGTCAAGGTTCTCAGGATAAGCCTGATTTAGCTGTGCTAAAGGGAAGGGTTCCAGCAATTCACCCGATACTGCATAAGCCTCTCAGCCTATGAGCGCCATTTGACGAACAAAGCGTCAATCTCCGCGAAATTACTCCCTTATTTTAAATTGTTTTTATGTAACTAGTGTACTACTTGTCGCGTTTATAGCGTTAAATGCTTTTCTGATTACTACTATTGACTGAAGGGCTAAACCGATGAGGAAGAGCGCGAATACCCTCACCACCCACGCCGTAAATAGAACCTAGGTTAAAAGCATACCTAGAGGACTTACCTCGATACATGTAGTGAGTCGGAGCGCCCATAAAACCGGGAATACCCGTATAGTAACTTTCGGTAAAAGTCTGACAGTAAACCGGAGGGTTATATACCCACTCGGTACGAGATCCTGTAGTTGCTCCTGCAACAGCTTCTGTAGTTAACAGAGCACCCATGTGACGTGGGTGACTAACACCGCCACCCGTAGTACCTTCCGAAGTAGTTAAAGAAGCAGGTGTGTTATAGGGATCGTATGTTTGAGTCGAGGGTGCGTACCCGCCGTAATAGGTATAGGCTCCCATATCCCGCACACCGTATTGCGGGTTATAAGAAGTTAAAACTTTCGCATTTGCAATCGTCTGGGTGGTATATCCACGGAAACCGTTATATATGCTCAGTTCACCACTAGGTGAATAATATTTATAATCGTAGTCAGACCAAAAGCCAGAGACAGCAGTAGGTACAGCTCGCCAAGCATCTACTACATAAGCACCAGAATTAGGAGGTCCAATAACAGGACGCCCATAATCGTTGCCTACGTCATTAACTCCGTACCAAGAAACTTGATTTCCTAACGAATCAATGTACCCACTAGAAACTATTAGATATTTTTGAGTAAGTAGAAGATTATCATCTGTATGATTAGGCCCACCTTGAAGTTGATGTGGGCCTGTATCGTACTTATAATTGACCAGCGAAATGTAACCCACGAGATTCGTGCTTAGGGCTACTTAAATTATACTTACAGCAAATTAAGCAACAGGTGGAGTTGCTTTTTCATCAATTTTAGCCATATCTAAAGCAACATTTGTCATATCGGTTTGATATTCGTTCTTAAATGCAGCTAATTCGGCTTGCAATGCTTCAATTTGAGCAATAAGCTCTGGAGAATTAGGCTCGGAACGACGCCGAGAGTGTCCTATATGTTGAACCATGATCAGGATCCTTTATTTTCAGTATACTTCTGGGTTTTCTTTTTTGCTTTGACGTGTTCAGGTAGATTCCCGTGGGTTTCGTGCTCATATTCCCGGACGGTAGACTCAGGAATTTCCCCACGTTCGGCTTTTGCGTAAAAAAGTTTACGTTGAGCTTCTGATTTAAAGGGAGCCATAACAAAACTTGCAAGTTGCGGTATAAAAAAATAACCCTAATTCGTGTTTTAAGCGAACTAGGGTTTATTTTTTATTCAACGGAAGCTATCAAGCAGCATCCAGGAACAGGAGCTTCTGACGGAAAGCGTCAGGGCTCATTTGGCTCAAGAATCGCCACGCCTGTTCGGGGTTTTGATTCATGGTGTTGGAGAAACCTTCCCACTGAGTGCCGGGATCTTGACGCACAGGGCCGCCAGCAGAGGCAGGAACGGCAGGCATGTCATAACGGGGTTGATAACCCGCTTGAGGCTGGTAGGAGGTCTCGTCGGCGTCCACAGGGTACACTTCGGTGAAGAAGCGATTCGTGTAGTCGGCCAACTGATCCGGATCAGTCAAGATATGCTCCATGGCAGAACCACGGGCAGCGATGGCTTCCATCCGCTCATTTTGAGCGATCAGAGCATCTTCCAGAGTTACGGAATATTGGTTAAGAATCCCAGGAGCTTCGATACCGAAGTGGTTAACGACCTGAACGGTTGCGGCGCTTAGCTGGGGGGTTTGTTGTCCTACCGTAGAAGTCGGTGAGGAAGTTTGGGTCGTAGATGCGTTGTTGGAGTAGGTCGGCGCTGCCGTAGGGGCTTGATAAGCCCAGGGTTGGCCCTGTAAATTCGGACTGTACTGAGGAGTAGCCTGCGCCGTTGTTTGGTACTGCGGAGACTGTGCTGTTTGGCTGGGGAAGGGGGACATTCGTGAGACCACCCGCTCCAGGCTGCCCATCGCTGCTTCCCACGGATTCGACGGGGAGGACGCGGACGGATACTGGTTGTACTGGTTGCTGGTAGAAAGGCCCGTACCCTGTTGCGCCTGCGACGGCGCTTGGAGCGTAGGTACCGAAGCTACCGCCGGGGTACTGGTTTGCGCCACCCACTGGGGGTAGGCGGTTGAGCCCTGGTCCGAGGGCGCCGCCTGGGGGGCTGCTACCGCCGGGGCTACCGGGCTCGGGATTGAAGCTTGGATCTGCTGGCTCATAGCTACCCGAGTAGGTTAGTTCTTGCGCAAGGTGGTCGAACGTCCTATATAACAAGGGCGTCAAGTTTAATCTTGGATCTGCACCGAGTGGCTGATCCGGAGCAAGTGGATGTGGCGTTTGCAACATCTGTGATAATAATACTAAAAATTGTTGGAATGCGCTTTGAGTTTGTTGAATCATTCTAAAAGGAAATCCTTTTAGCATCTCTTCACGTTCTGTATCGGTCTTATCTGGGAACAGGTATCGCAACGCTTCCACGCTGTCAACCCCTAGCTCTTGTAAGTTCCGAACAACAATAGATTTTTGATTTATATCGTAAGCGGTGTCCTCATAAACATCTCCTTGATACCGGTATGTAACTGTCCGATCTCCATCAGGAGGTAAACCAAATACACCTTCAGGTACGGAAGATGTGGATAAAGCCTCCCGCATTAATTGATCCAGCTTTGCATCAAACTTTCGTTGGTCTGATGAGAACCTAGTGGCTTCCTCTGCAGAACCATCAGCAGCAGGTTTTACTGGTTTAAGCTTAATAACTAGAGCAAAACTTTTTTTAAACATCTGTTCTTGGTGGAACAGCATCATTTCCAGTAACTTACAGAAACCATAAGTAAGGAAACTTTTATTTTTTCGGAGAGCCGTGGCCTGAGCCCGACCCATAAGACCTTTAATTTCTGTCGCAGTAGCCCCGGCAGAAACCGAGATTTCATCTACACCGCCAAGAGCTGTACGAATTTCTTCTCGAAGAAGAAGTGCCCAACGATTCATATCCCCGTTAACGGGGTCTGGTGTCATGTAACCAACCCGATCGGAAGGTTCGACATTTGCAATAATCCGAGGAACACGCAAA